CATGATGCAATGCGGGTCTTACTAGTAGTAAGCTAGAAAAATCCGTCAATTTAATCCTTAAAATTAATACCTGGATAATTGACAGATAGTGCGCGTAATAGCAACATTAACATTGTATGCTCATACGTGCGGAAGGCAATAAGTTTTGAAACATTAATGTCCGACAGCCATTGCCGTAGCTGTGGTGTGTTAGCTTCCAAACACATGAGTGCAGAAGCGCGAATAAAAGAGATCAGCTCAGCTGAGACGCCTGGGTTCACCGGTGGTATCAACTGTAAGTCACCCTGGATGTACTTGAACAAGTTGCTCGGTAAACCTAGGGACCGCGTAGTCTTGTCCTCCGATCCCATGACTGCATCGATGAAGTCCCTCATTTCTGTTATACTCGAATCGACTCCCACTCCAATGCTGGCAGTCTCTTGTCTTAAGAATTGAGACCGTGTTCTGAATAGCGTGGTGTACAACCTGCCTAAATCACCGGTGTACCTGGTAGGTAACTGCCCGTCTATTATAGTTTTTATGGTTACTTGAGTTGACGCTCCTATTGGTCGCATCAACCGCGTTATCGAACTATAGTGATGCTTAACCTCGTGTATAGCTGGGTGGCCGTCTTTGTTGAGTTCAAAGGCGTCTTCAGTCCTATGTTTCCGTCCCACAAGGTATATGGCTAAATTGACACTTATTATCTCGTCAACCTGGGCTTTGACCTGCGCTAGTGTGAACAACGGTCTGGCGTATAGATACTTAACTTCCCAGTGGCCAGCATTATACCATTTGTCGATGTTGGAAGCATATTGAGCTAAACTTTCATTGAGCTGGTTTTTTGGGTAACCTCCGCTAAGCGCTGAGTGACCAATTTCGTCATATACGGCCCTGTTAATAGGCACATTGAAGCGTCGGAGTGTATCAAAATCGCCAACAGATAGCTTGCTGTTTTTTGCCAACGTAACCGTGTCGATCTTAGGTTTGATATATTCTGGCTTTGGCATAGAGGACTCGAACACTCGAACTTCCCAGCTATTGGCGGTCAGTAATCGGCAATAAAGCATGATAACATTCGCGTGCAGCTCAGAAAAGTTGTTCTGTATTGATAGTTTATTTCCGAACTCCCGAGTCAATGTAGCTCTGTTGGCTTTATTAGCACGYAATCCTGTACCCCTTGTTAACATGAAACCGTATGTCCTACTTCCTACTGGAGCCGTGTCCTTACTCCAAGTGAGTAATACGCGCCTCCCCAACATCACGTCTTCGCATTCTTCAGCCGCTCTTCGCAGATAACGGTTAACTAGGTTCCAGCTGCCAGTTAGTGCTGCTTGCTCCTTTAGACCGTCTAAGAATTCTTGATCTATTAAACTGTCGTGGTCGATGAATATAGAATAATTTCGGGCGATTGTGGATTTACCTTCGCCAGATGGAATGCATACAGCAACTGGTGTGTTTGCTGCAACTTGAATTGGTGGTTTGATATTTAGGAGGTTGGATGTGCTCACCATAACTGCGTCTTTCGCTTCTGTGATCCCTATACCCCCGAGCACGGCGGGCAATGTCGCTAGGTGAATGTCGCCTACTATCCGCTTTTTCACGCCTTGTCTGTTGGTGTAGACGAGGGCAGCGTTATCTTTAAGCCAAATATTAATCAACCTCGTGGGTGTGGTAAATCCTCGTCGACTCAGCTTCGCAACTTGTTCCATTAAGGTCGCAGTTCGGTTAAAAGGCTGTGGTATGGGATCAGAGAAGAACTCTCCGTGTATGAGACCCATCATAGCTCTCAATGGATACCCGCAAATGGTATCCGTTGCAGCGTCGTAATTCTGACGTAAGTATTCACCTTGCGAACCTCGTTTACCGACCCATTCTACGAGAATTTTGYATATTTGTCCAGCAGCACCCGTTAGATTGAATAGCGAGCATGCGTAAATGGCATCTAGGAGGTGTCCAACTGTTTCGAAATCATCATCGCCCAGCTTGTCACTCGCGAACGGTAGCAAGTCATAGCCTAAGAGGCGTTTCCCAGTTTCTCTTACAATTGAGGCGTCTACCTTATTAAAAAAGCTGTTTGTGGTGCTCGTGCCACGTTCTCCACTCTGCAAACTTCGTTGGGCGCGTACGATAACGTCACTATCGTTGTCTATCAAATACGTGTTATTCCTAGCGTTGAGCGTGRATCGCAGTGTGTCCGTAAAGTCCTGCCGTATTTGAGCCAACGTGCGGCTTGGAATATCATATTTCAAGCGGAGCAACATCACCCTAACTATGTGTGTATACATTAATAACATCATGCGGAGCGTGTGGTTAATATTGAAATCAGCATAATCCCACATTAAGGCCGGCCTTGTTTTTAAGTCCGATAGTCGCCTCAGAGCGTTGGCTATACGTGCTGTGTTGCCATGTGCTGTTGAGAACCATGTATCCGTTTTGACGTTGCTGTCAAATTGGGTTAGGATGTATGCTTGAGCGAGGAAAGGGAACATTCCTGTGTTTAATATGCCTCGCATCTTAGCAGATTCAAACTTAAGTGCTTCAACACTCCACTGGACGGCTACTCGCTCGCTGTCTCTCAGGATTTCCTGCACTTGTGAAAAAGGTATTGCTAACATGGCCCCCCGCTTGTTTAGTCTGAAGTTGTCACTCGCACCGCTAGCGTATGTCCAAGAGACTTTAGCTCCAGGAGCGCCACCACTTGGTCCCCAAAAGAATCTTCTCGCGTACCAATGTTCAAGCGTTTCGGCAGATACGTCATCTGTTATCAGATTTTCGGCCGTCGTTTTCACTATATCATCAAGATACCTATCATAACCATGTTGGGTTATGTCAAGACCAAAGTCCGTAATAACCAACTTACCGCGCTTTACAGGATCAGCTAGTCTCATCAGCATCTCGCCCTTTGTATCGAAAGACAATAGTTCTGAGCGGCCACCAATTATGTCGAAACCGTATATAGCGTTCGCCCAAGCTCGGCCTTCATCTGCTCGACCATACTTTAACCAGTAATTAGGCAGTTGTGCATGCGTGCGTGACATCGAGTGAACATACTTGCAAAACTTGACATAAGTTTTAAAATCTTGCATAAAAATCCAAGGGTTTCCACATATAAACCGCGTTAGATCCGTCCCGGTTAACTCAAGGTTAGGCAGTAATAACAGAGCACAGGCTGCTACGTTTTCCCAGTCATTTTCAGAAGTGTACAACATGTAAGCTAGCGCTTTTACTCTTTGATCGGTGTACGTTAGATCTAAAACACCATCAGTTGTCAGGAAGACCTTTCCGCCTGCTCTACCAGCATYTTGTGGATACTTTTGTAAGATTTGTCGCTTAACCTGTGGCATGCCACTAACCTTTACTAAGTCATCCCAAAGCTTAGCGTAATGTTGCGTAAGGTCTTGGGTCAAATCATCATTAATAGCGAAAGCAACGTGGTTGTAAAACCAGAAGATTATAACTTGAGGTGTTAGTTCTGGTTGCTGCTTATTGTTGAGGTTGCTATCCGTGATGGCTTGGATATGTTTTAATAGATCCGTCGGCTTGTCGTAAGGTTCATCGCAGTAGATAACCTTTATACCTCGTCTCCACGTTGAGCTCAACATCCGCTCAGTCTCGTTCTGTAGTACGCCAAGCTTATAGGGGTCGTTGTAATGTTCGGAGAAAGTGTATCGGTAKCCTAGAACCGTAGCCAGTCGGGTGGCACAGCACCCGAGATCAACATGGTCATTACGATATAAGAAATAATTGTGTTGGCCACCTAGATTAATCTGACTACGTGGTAGGTCGTTAATCAAGTCTATTGATTTTTGCGACAACACCGGTTGAAAAGTCTTAGTCTGCCAGTTTTCATGTGCCTCGAACGTAGGGACAAGGTCAAAAACTGTTTTTGGTGTCGGATGCAAGAAGATATAGCAAAGTATAGCATCGAAGGCATTCTTAGGTGGGGAGTTGAAGTCGCACGCTTCTGCGATTTTAACAAAGTCGAAGATAATGGCGCTATCTTCTTCACTCTGTCCGGGGCTCAATTTATACGAGTTGACGGCCGCTAGGTTCATGGCTGCACACAGAGGTGGATATAAATGATAGATATCGCTCTTGATAGTGTTAGCAGTCAATTTAAGGTATTGGAAACGAGCTATCGCGGTCTGAGAGTTAGCTGCGTTCCAAATTAATTTTTTGGAAGCAGCGCTCTCTCACGCGATAACTCATCTCCAGTACCTAAATTGAATGCCTCTGAAAAGTCTTTAGCGTCCGAGATGCTTGCTGCCCTTGAATCCTCCTCTTCTGAGTAGCTGATAGGGACGGCGCCTGACATGAAGGCTTGATCTGGCGTTTTGGGCGTTAAGCTCCCGAATCCATTCTCCCTAGCGTTAGCCTTGATCTCTTCTAATGTAGGCGAAGGCGGTAGCTTGACGACAGGTCTTGGTGAAAAATGCGTTTTTATCGCAGCCGCTTGGATTTGTGCGTTGTTTTGCGTTACGGCAGCTGCAGCATCATTAAATTCGGCCTTAGTACCTACATCGAGACCAGAGGCTTGCGCGGAGAAAGCAACACTCTTAGACTGTCTAGGGCTCTGTCTTGGTGGGCGTATAGCAGTAGCCGACTTGACATTATTAACAGAAAAGCTTCGTCTGTGCGGTAGAGTGTTCGTTCGTTGAACGTGAGCGACTCTTTTACGTAAGCCTTGGTAACTTTGAAGCTCCTGCTGTTTAAGGGCCGCGCGGGCGTTTAACTCAGCTAATAACTCGTTAAACTCCGCGTCAATCTTGCCAGATACTTCTTCCATAGCTTGAGTCCGGTAGAAGTCAAGGGCGCGCGAATTGACCATACCTTGTGAGTCTGCCTTCTTTAATAGACGAGCGATTTCTTCGTCAGTCATGAAGTTACTTCTCACCGGTGTTGGTGTATCATCAGCGTCGGTAGTGTAGTGACCGGTAAGCCCATCACCGCCTTCGTCGTCTTGAACGGTCTGAGGTGGTTCTTCAGGCGGTAGATCAACCGCTGTGACTTCGATATCCTGAGGAGTTACTTCGACATCGATACGTGGAATGCGGGGAATATCGTCTCGCCATACGGGATACTTACTCTGAAAGTGTACCTTGCCAGCAGGCTGTCCTGTTTTGAGTGACGTGTTTGGGGCTACACGTGCTGCAATCCTAACTGGAGCTAAATCACGGCCACGGCTTGGATCAGCGGCGGCATGTGTAAAAGTACTTTGTTGTGGTCGTTCACGGTTTAGCCTATCATCAGCGGTCACAGCGGTAAAGTGACCAGGCTGTAATGCCATACCAGCAAATTTAGCGCCAGAAGATAATATAACAATACTATAATCAGCGAGTTGATCAACCTGAGACCTGATAGCGTATGGGTTAATATAATTAACCATTAGCGACTGGTGGGGTAGACCACATCCCAATTTGTGAACGCGCGATATCTGTTCAGCCGTCATACGATTGTGCGCAGTCTGCGACTCTCGGAAACCCCAGGATAACACTTTGTTATCGATCTCTTGGAAAGTGCGCATAGTTCCGGGTAGGGCAAAGTCGGCGAAGTTATTACCTGGAGCAGCCATATAAACGGTTTGAACTCGGTTCCATGCCTGCCCAAGCTGGTACGCGTAAGGTGTTTCGCTCCAACAAGGATCTAACACGCGGAAGGCATTAGCGGCATTTTCAAATCGCCAATGCCCCGCGCCGCCGATACCGCCCCCTTGAGCCGCCAGGAACTGACCATTGTACTCTGAGCCGCCATCACCAAAGTAGTTTCTCCCTGGAATTGCATTAATTTCGCGTGAGACTTTAAGTTCTCGGCTTGCGTTGAAGGTCTGTAAACTTGGGACAGCAGAGCCGTAATCGTCATTAACGATAAACTTAGATGTCCTGGCTTCGCGATCGTAGTAAGGCAGAACTTGAAATGAGGGGATCATTTTCATCATCCAGAGTTCACAGTAGTGGTTAGCTAAATAGGGAGCTTGCCACGCTGGCCATTGAGCTTGGACCGTACCAGCCTCCATAATGGCCGCCCTTTGTGTAATCGAAAAGCCGAACTGTGTAGCGCAAGCATTGATGTGCATCTCAGACCAAGGATTTGAATATGAATTATAATAATCACGGATCCAAGCATCAATCCTATTTCTAAGCCACATATTTAAACCGGCTGCTGGGGTTGCGGCCGCAGCAGACCAATGTTGGCCCAATAGAGTGACCGCCTTAGCGGCCCAATTAAGCGACACAGCTCGTGCGTGACTGATCAAAGACTGGACATGTATAATATCGTCGCGTCGGTTGGGCGCTARCATTTCGGGCTGTGAGTCTTGTAAAACACCAGGTTCGAAGAATGGAACAAAATAGCCGTCAACAGACACGTTTCGTGGAAGAAACAGTTCGTCGTTGCCACTTGCGTAAATCAAGTTGTGCTGATTTGGTGCATTCGGAAGCCTGTTGTAAATGTCAGCGTTGCGATAGACGACACCATGGTGCAGCGCTAAGTCCAGCCCTGTCTGGTAATCTTCTGCTATAYCTAACTTGCCTGCAACGATTCGGATAATACTAGCGAGGACAGCGCTACTGGGRAAGTCGTGGGCGTGAGCTGCAATCCAAGCTTGATCGGCGGGACTTGGCAGATTACCCATACCGTAGTGCAAGAATACTTCGTTGACACCATTATTAAATTTAAATTTACCGTTGCCAAACCAGTACACTCTGTGTCCGCCTGCCCCGTTATCTATATGTAAACGTGGGACTCTGTCAAGATCGGTAGAGTCTAGGCAGCCTATGAGAGCTGCGATCTGCTCTTTGGACATGCCTGACACATCGAAGAACTGTTTATAGCCTTCAGTCAACTCAAGCTGAGCCGCAGGGTCCCAGAAAGGGGCTTCCGGGTTTAGAACTGGCAATGGTGGGACTGCTGTAGGGTTTGCAGGAATATAATGAGCGTTCATGTGAGTGATCACACATCGAGCAGCGGTATTAATAACTGTCGGGGTGCCACCTTGGAGCGTTCTCATCATACTTTCAGTCTGGTTAGCCAGTAAGTACTTAGACCAAAGCCGGTAAGCCAATTCACGGTACTCCCTTACGCGTGCGCGGCCGGCGAGTTCGTAGATTTCTTGATTTCTGGACATTTCTAATGCGTCCCAATCGCCAATCATTCTCTTACCTTTAGATCCAAAGAATCTGTGCTGGGAGAGAAGTTGTTGAGCATTGGTGAAAGCCTCCTTATCCGTTTTTCCTTCCATGATTGGGGCTAAGGCCATGTAACGCGTGCGTAAAACGCGGTTCAACGTACTAGGAATAAATGAGCGTGTATACGCCACATCCTTGATAGTATTACCGAGAGGTGCAGCCTCAGACGCCCTAAATGCAAAAACTGATTTAAGGGTCTCGGAAAAACGTTGTGATAAGTGCGTACGTTCAGTATCTTCTGGAAAGTACCGCATAAATTCGGAATCTCGCGTGCTGACGATATCGTTATTGTTATTTGTCAGGATCCACGTTGGCCGTTGCCGTAGCATGTCGGTTGGCCAGAGCGACCAATCCCATCCTTTACCTGCTTCACCACTCAGACGACCGTTGATCAGGGAAGTTATTACTTGTCTGACCCCTCCTAGAGCTTGTATGGCTGGAGCCGTTACACTGCCCGACGCTTGAAGTTCCTCACCAAAAACGTGAACCTTTGTAAGGAAATCAATTGGTAGACGGGTGAGCTTAGAGCATTTAAACGGTGAGGTAGAGATGTGGTTGGTTAAACCAGTCTTGCCCACACGCAAATATGCAATAAAAAAGCCGTTAGTCCCAGTGCTGAGCGCACTGGCTTGAGCAGTCGAGAGCCGTGAAGTAAGTGGTGTTATACCGAGCATTGCGAGCTGAAAGGCGTCTAGCCCACAGCCTAAGAAATACTCCCATAAACACGTCTGTTCCTTGAAGGCTAGAGGATGGATTTGTCCAACATAAGCAAGTCGAGGTCTAATCGTGTGCCCGTAAGCGTAGTCGGTCTGTAATGCGAGTGAAGAAAATTCTGTGGACACGAACGTAATTGCAGTGACCAAGTAACTTAAAAGCAAGGACCAGACAGCGGCGGTTATCGAGTTCCGGGAAACCGGAGGTAGTTCACCACCTAGGCGGAAATGCCCAGGTAAGGGTAGACAGAGAATGYCTACGCCGTTCAACTCACCCCCGGGTACAAGATGCCCATATTCGAGCTTGTGGGGGTGGGACATCTTGCGTGCCCACTTACCTCCCAGCTGGAGGGAGAGACATCTCGCCATCTCTAGGCGAGCCCCAGTCTCTATCAAAGCGTTTATAAACGCTGTTCTTGTTGGCCAATCACTGATATGGCTCAATTTGTACCTATCCTCAGGCACAACAGCGTTGATGAAACATTGGCCGTTTCGAACTTGACTGGCCAATGCGCGCTCGCCACTATCACTAGCGGCGAGTTCTAACCTACTCCCATCCTTCAACTTCTCTAATATGACCGTTAGTTTACCAGTCATATCCGTCGTTATGCCCAATTGTCGGAGGGCACCTCMGGTGAAAGCAGCAGTAGATTCTGGGCCTGCTGAGACCGCTGAGCTGTCGAGGTTGCTACCCCGTCTGATTGTTGCCTGTTGAGCCACGACAGGTTGACTGGCAGACGATTCCAGTCTAGTTTGACGCTCGGTGTTTCCTGAGAAAGCCATCACTGGGGGATGCCCAGCAGACTGTTCCGCGTGCACAACCGTGCATTCAACTCAGGGGCAGTCGTTCCACCTACAGGCGCTCCCTACCTCGGGATTAAACCCAGTACGTCCCTCCTTCGTTACGTACGATAGACCACCTTTCGGCACGTTCTACTTAGGGCGGACAGCCTAAGCATACGTTAGCACCGTGCAGCTACTCTGTCCAGCTACTACACAGCACACCCAGAAAACTTGCGAATTCCGGAACCCTTGAGCAGGTCTAGCGGCTGGTTAGGCCACTATCCGCGATGACTTTGACTGTGTTTTATATTTAGCGGCCAGCCCTACCGCGCGTGGAAACTACTGGGGTCTATCCCAATATTTGCCTAGACGCCTAACAGTAATGCGCGGGTACGGCGCCCCGTCCCTATTTTCAGCCGCGCGATAATCATCTTAACCGTGAGATTGCTACGGAGGCCTAGTTTCGTTGCCACATGATGTGCCCCCGGCTTCTACGAGGGAAGGAAACATAATAGAACTCAATGACGGATGAGTGGCCGGAAAGGCAGAAGCCTAACCAATTAGGGTGTTTCGAACCGGATGCGTTTTTCTCCCAGCCCAAGGGAAACGGTGCCTGCACGGGTGCCAGTATATTCTTTCATACTGGTGAAACCCACTAAGGTGGCTCAATTTAAACCTAGACCCGACACTGCAGTAGTGTCAGGCTGAAGATACATTGAAGTAGCATCCTCATCCTGACTCGCAGCGCAGAGTCTAGGTTTAGAGGTAACGCCCTCCGTCCACATAAAGGACGGTCCATGTGTGTCATTCCGGCCAGAACTAAATACTGCAAGTAACCGTCAATACTTAGACTAACGTTCGTGATCCTGGAAGCTACAATGAGGGATAAATACTATCCTCTCCGGGCGGTCCTGCTCATTACACTCACCTCAACAACATACTCAGTTACAACGGCCGAGCCAGTCATCGTAACTTACGGGGTTTGCATTATATTAGAAACTACGACTGGTAGGATGGGGCGGGCCGATTCCAGAAGACTACCGTGATACTGATTAACCACGCGTGTACAGCTGTACTACATAGACCTCCCACCACTCATGTCGAGTTTCTCCAGCCTCCGGGGTGCAAGAAGATAAGAAGCGAGGCTGGTGCCTCTTATCTTCAGCATTGCATCAT